CGGTGCTGTTGGTTCCGCGGCCAGCACCTTTCAGTGCGTCGCGCAGGGCGCTGGTGCTGTCTTCGCGATCAGCGGAGTCCTCTTTGGTTACTTCGTCCTCGGAGATCTCTTCTTCACCGGCTTCTTCCTCAGCGGAATCAGCGCGAGCAGCGAGGATGCCTTCAACCACGCCTTGGATATAGGCGGGTTCGGCGTCTTCACGAGGAGCAGAACCGATCAGGTTCTCGTAAGCCTGGTTGTACAGCGAGGCGTCGTCGATGCCGTCGAACTTGAAGTCCTCGGCAAAGGCGGGAGCCAGGCGCTGCAGGGTGGCCAGACGCTCAGCGACGAGCTGATCAAGCTCGGCTGTGTCGATGCGAGCTTCGCCTTGATTGGCGAGCTCTTCTTCGAGAGCGTCAGCACGACCTTCAGCGGCCTCTTTTTCGAAAGCCAGGGTGTCGAAGTCGGCCTGCAGAGAATCGAGCTTGGTTGCAAGCTCGTCGCGCTCTGTGGTGAGTGCTTGCAACTGGCGCCCCATGTCCCGGGAGTAGGACTGGACCGCGCTGGCTGCTTCTGCGGGCAGATCGATCTCCAGGCCGTCGAGTTTGACGGTTGCCATAACGGGAGATGCAGTTGAACTGGACTGGGGCGCCATTTCGTGCTCGGGGAAGTCGGCTACAGCATCTGCTGCATCCATTCGATCAAGCAAGAGTCGAACCTCCGGGCCAGCCCGGCCGCGGGGGACGATGGCGATGTGGTTCACCCGGATGTTGCGTTGTACGCCGGCATACTCATCACCCTCGGGGGTAACTCCAGGGGTGGGGTCGAAATCGACCTTGTAACCGGCGGATACCTCGGTGGCATCCTTTCGCTTGATCTTCTCGATAGCGTCCTGGTCAGTTACGACCAGGGCGACCTCGACAAAACCATCGTTGTACCGAACTTGGCTACCGGAATAGCCAACTTGATACTGCTTGGTGTTTGCTGCGTCGAGAAGAACAGGTGGGTGACCCCACGTTGCGGGCTTCATGCCGAACGTGGATAGAGAGTCCGGGGAACTAACCTCCTCAGGAGGCCGATACTCACGGACTTGGGAGCCATCAGCCCGTCGGTAGAGCTGAGTTCCACTGCGAGCAGCGCGGCACCAAACCCGAAGGTAACCCTCGGGTGTGGTTTCGCTGCCCGTAATTGGAGCGAAGTCGTACCTGGATACTGATGTTTCCATGGGGCCATATTAAGGCTTAAAGCTGAAAGCGATAAGCTGATTCGGATAGCGTATGAACATCGGTGGCGATCTATAGACAGCTGGCGCTGTGCGAGCGGATCAGATACCTAAGGATTAAAGAGAAGTACACACAAGCTCAAGTTGCTAAAAAGTTATCAGTAAGCCAAGCGGCCTACTGTCGTTTGGAGAAGGGGGAGATTGAGTTTACAATTAACAAGCTGTTTGAGTTAGCAGATATGTACGGCGTAACTGCTTCTGAGCTGCTGGCCAAGCTCTAAGCATTCAAAACTTGGGAGTGGTACACCACAGCGCCCTCGGAGATCAAGCGGCGTCGGATTTCAGTTGCTTCGCTCGCCGGGCAGTCGAGATTCTGGGCACCTGCGTTGTTGAAAAACCAGATGCGAACCAGAGATTTTGCAGACATGCGAGCGGGTTTCACCGAAAATTCAAGGTCCGAGGGGTCAAACCCTCATCCCGGCGGCTGACTTTACCTGAACACTTCCACTTCGCTCTCGATAGGCACAGTGGCGTGTTGCGGTCCTTGCCGGCGCAGTCTTTCCCATGGGATTTCATGTCGCCGAAGCTGCGCGCGCAGTACCGGTCGCCCTTATCTGTGCCAGGGGCAATCTTGTAGCCCTTGGCGCCGTAGCGGACGGTGCGGGTGCGGCCTGTTTTGGGATCGCGGACGCGCTTGCTGTACTTTTTGTCGTCCTCGGTGTCTTTCTGCGCCTGAGGACGGGCTACTCCGCTGGACGCAGGCACGCAATTAGGGACTCGGCGGCCGCCTTTGCGCTTCATACCCACCTGGACATAACCCTCCCAGCAAGGACCAGCGGCGTCGGTGCGGCCGAATCCTTGCGGCTTCCGGCGGCGACGCGGTTTAGGCGCGCTAGCGGGAATAGGCAGACCTTCTGGGAATGCCATAAGCAATGCCGGCGTGATCAAATCGCTCTCGGGTAGACGTTTTTGGTCAGGACGGCGATAACCGGGCTCGAAACGACGGCGGGCTGCTTCTGTACGAAGGCGCAGCTCACGAGATGTGGTCTTAGCTGCCATACCGGCCGCCTCACCTGCGGCAGCCATAGTGTTGCCGATCTGGCCAAGGCGACGTACTTCTTCCTTAGCCGTTTGAGCGATGCGCTTCTCTGCAGCGGTCACCGCGGCTGCTGTGTTCTCCCGCATGCGCTGTGTCTTTGACTTGCGCTCGCGAGCGGGAGGAAGCAAGCCTTTGGGTGTAATGCCGGGAAGGCGTGCGCGCTCTGGACTACCGGGTAGCCGTGGGCGAGAGGGTTGCTGCAGCACTCGAACTTGAACAGGCTGCACACGCATGCGTCTGCGTTGACCGGCATAGGCCAACGCTCCGATACCTAAAGCAGCGACACCTACACCAGCAGCAACGGCGGCTTTTTTACCGATACCAGTGTTCTTAGAACAGGTGTGATTCGCAGGGATATAGCTAGCGCCGCAGGGGCGGCCATCTGCGTCGGTGCGCTTGGCTTTTGCCCCACCCTTTCGTGTGGTTTTACTGCCGCGCTTGTAGCCCATCTTGTTAAGAGTGCCGTAGATATAGGCCTCTAGGCGGTCACCGGTGAGGCCTTTCTTTTCACCCTCGGAACGCAGCCGCTTCTCCATAACCGCCACTTTGGTGCCAGCCATATCGAGGCGTAGGGAAGCGGGTGTCAGCGCCATGATCAGATGTCGAAATTTCCAGGGGCGAAGCCGTCGGCAAACATCGAGTCGAGGCCGGGAGGGCGCTTAGCGGAAGGCTTGCGGAAAGCGTTTTCGAGTGATTGGCGGTTGCTTTGTTTGCGTGTTAACTCGCGCATAGCCAAAGTACCGGCCAAACTGCTTACTGCCGTACCGGCAGCGCTCAAGGCAGCTCCTTTAGCTTCCCGCTGAAGGCGAGCACGCCCTACTGCACTTCCAGACTCTTGGGCTTTGGCATAGCTGCTTAGCGCGCCAGCGGTGCTAAGAGCAGTGCGAGTAACACCGAAACCAGCGACTAGACCAGTGGGGCCTTTGCTTGCAAGTCCAACCAGTGGAGCAACGGCACCTACTGCTCTAGCGACATTAGCCGCAGTACGCAAACGACCGGATGCTTTCTTATTAGGGGCAACATTACCGCCCTTGTATTGCTTTGGCTGCACTTTCTGTGCAGTTCCTTTGGTGCAATTCTCGCCCTCGGAGATTGCGCCGTTGCCACACTTCAGGTCGTTGCGGGCTTCGGCGGTATCCAAACGAGCTCGGATATAAGCCGTGCTGCGGTCCTGGATACCCAGGTCGCAAGCGGCCAGGTACTCCTGAGGAGTGAGGGAATCGCTGCGCTTACGCATCGAACCGCAATTGCCGTCGCACTTGCATCCTTTCTTGCCACGGCAATCGCACTCGCCATCCATGGGCTTCTTGCCATACATGCCGCCATCCATGGACTTTTTCATGCCACCGCACATGTCCATGGACTTCTTCATTCCACCATCCATCTCCTTATTCATGCCCATGCCGCCGTCCATTGGCTTCTTGCCATACATCCCGCCATCCATGGGCTTCTTTTTGCCCATGCCGTCAGTTGCAGGCTTGGTGCGTTTCGCACCCTTCGCGCTGCGCTTGCGGCTGTGATTCGGATCCATGCCCATGTCCATCTCCATTTCCTCCTCTTCGGAGGGTTTCATGACGCGAGCACGGCGAGACATGGCCATACCTTCGCGGATGCCCTGCTCGTAGGCCTCGGATTTAGAACGACGGGTGGCGGCAGGCATGGTACGGGCCTTGGACTGTGCTTCACACAGCGTAGCTGTACTGTGCTATAGCGAATCGAATGGCTGCGGTGCAAACTGCTCGAAAACTCCAGCCTTATTGAGGTTGGCTGGACCCGTAGTTGCAACCTTAGAAACCTCTTCCCGATGACGCCGTGGCATAGAGGCGTACTCGGGGTCGATGGCTGCAATCTCGGGATCCCAAGGCGCTAGATAACAGCGGCAACGAGGGTGGCAAGGTGCATTTGTGCCTGATCTCTTGTAGATGCGGCCGGCGCGGGCATTGCAGATAGGGCAAGTGCGGTCGTCGCTGGTGGCATACCACATCACAAGGTCAATGCCGTTGGCTGCGTAGTACTGATTGCTGGCGGAGTTGTAGGCACGGAGCGATTCCGTGCGAGCGATGACATCAGCGCGGGACTTCACTACGCCAAGACGGAGGCGGAGATCCTTGGTAATGGCATCAGTAGGACGACCCTCGGCGATGCCCTGCGCGACGAGCTCGGTGGCA